CCAAATGTTATACATGAGGTAGCAAAAGCATATAATGACGCCTGGTTATTGGTTGAAGTGAATGATATTGGAGATCAAGTTGCAAATATTCTCCACTTCGACCTTGAATACGAAAATGTATTGATGTGTGCGATGAGAGGTCGTGCTGGTCAAATTGTAGGATCTGGATTTAGTGGCAAAAAATCTCAACTTGGTGTAAGAATGACCGCAGCAGTCAAAAAGTTGGGATGTTCAAACTTGAAGACTCTTCTTGAAGATGATAAGTTGCTAACTGTTGATTATGAAATCATATCAGAATTAACAACATTTGCACAACGCCATAATTCTTTTGAAGCAGAGGAAGGATGTAACGATGACTTGGCAATGTGCCTTGTTATTTTCTCCTGGTTAGTAGCACAAGATTACTTCAAAGAAATGACGGACAATGATGTTCGTAAGAGAATTTATGAAGAGCAGAAAAATCAGATTGAGCAAGACATGGCACCATTTGGTTTTATCAGTGATGGATTGGACGAAATGACATTTGTAGATACTGATGGTGATAGATGGTATACTGATGAATATGGTGACATGTCATACATGTGGGATTATAAGTAATGGACTTAGACGATCAGTTTGAACTAGAACATCTATTTCTTTCTGAGCGTATTTGTAGAAATTGTGGTATAAGAAAAAATCTTATTGAAGGATTTTATAGAACAAAGAAGAACAATATGGTCACGTCTTCTTATTCTTATGAATGTAAAGAATGTACGATACAGAGGGTTAAAGAGTCCAGAAAAAGTAAACCATCACCATTATTGTGGGAATATCCTGATTGGTAGACTGTTCACGCACTGTTTCCCCGTTGAAAATAGTCTTTTTAATAAATATTTTTAGAATAATTCTGGACCTTTAGGAGAATTAAAGATGCCTCTAAATTTAGCATCTCCTGGAATTGTAGTAAGAGAGGTTGACCTAACTGTTGGTAGAGTAAACGCAGCATCTAATAAAGTTGGTGCTTTAGTTGCTCCTTTTGCCAAAGGACCCGTTAACCTCCCAACACTAGTTGAGACCGAACAAGATTTACTTAACGTATTTGGGGAACCATCTGCTACTGATAAGCACTATGAGCACTGGATGGTTGCTTCATCATATCTGGCATATGGTGGATCTTTGAGAATTGTAAGAGCAGATGATGACGATCTTAAGAACGCATTTGCTGGCGCAGCTGCTAATACAAAGATTTTAAGTTTAGATGATTATAACAATAAAGGATATGATACGAGCACGATTACTGATGTAACTGTTGCCGCAAGAAATCCAGGATCTTGGGCAAATGGTATCAAAGTTGCTCTGATTGATGCTAAAGCAGATCAAGTTTTGACTGGTGTTTCTACAAACGTTAATCTAGCAACAATTGCAGTTGGTTATGGAGTAACTCAAGCAATTTCAGCAGTTCTTCCTGGTGCAGGAACAACTTCAGTTCTTGACGGATACCTAAAAGGTGTTATCACTGCTGTAAGTGGAACAAACGTATCTGTCAAAGTACTTTCACATGTTTCTGCTGCTGGAACAGAAACCGCAGTTGATTATCAACCATCTGGAGTTTATGCTTTCTCTGGTTCTGGTAGTGTTGCTATTCACACTAGTGGATCAGCAGTTGCTGGAGGAACAACCACTTACACCTCACAACTAGATTGGTTCGATCAGCAATCAATCACTCTAACTAATTCAACAATTAGTTGGAATAATATTGCTGATCGCCCATCAACTTCTTCTTTTGCTGCTGCAAGAAGTTCGAGATTTGACGAACTTCATGTAGTTGTTATCGATGACAAGGGTGATGTAACAGGAAATGCCGGAACAATTCTAGAGAAGCACCTTTCACTATCCAAGGCAAAAGATGCTGAGTTCTCTGTAGGATCACCTTCTTACTGGAGAAAGTATCTTGCAACTAACTCTCAATATATTTTTGGTGGAAGCGCACCAGCAGGAATTGTTACTTCAGCATATTCTTCAGGTTTCTCATTAGATTCTGATACTGGTTGGGATCAAGATGCCCAAGGAACAAACTTTGCTACAACTGGAGCAAATACACTAACTCTTGGTGGTGGTTTAAACTACAACGGTCAAACAGGAGTTTCAACTTCTGGTGCCTTTACGGTAACACTTGCTGGTTTAGTTAATGGATATGAGTTGTTTGAAAATACGGATCAATATCAAGCAGACTTCCTGCTGATGGGTTCGGCAAACTACGCTAAAGAGACCGCACAAGCACTGGCAAACAAACTAATCTCTGTTGCAGAACTGAGAAAGGATGCTATTGCGTTCATCACTCCATATAGATTAGCATTCCTGAATGACACTTCTGCTGGTTCAGTAACAGTTAATTCTGATGCAACAATCACAGATAACGTAATTAGTTTCTATTCACCAGTTACATCTTCATCGTTCGCGGTGTTTGATAGTGGATATAAGTACATGTATGATAGATTTGCTGATACATTCCGTTATGTTCCGCTAAATGGAGATATTGCTGGTCTTTGCGCCAGAAATGATATCAACAACTTCCCATGGTTCTCACCAGCGGGAACTCAGAGAGGTGCAATCCTCAACGCAGTAAAACTTGCTTATAACCCAAACAAAACTCAAAGAGACAAACTCTATTCTAATAGAGTTAACCCTGTTATCTTCTCACCTGGAGCAGGTATTACTCTCTTTGGTGATAAAACTGGACTTGGTAAGGCATCTGCTTTTGATAGAGTTAACGTTCGCAGATTGTTCATCTATCTTGAGAACGCTATCTCTGCTGCTGCAAGAGATCAAATGTTTGAGTTCAACGATGAGATTACTAGAACAAACTTTGTAAATACTGTTGAACCATTCCTCCGTGATGTACAGGCAAAGAGAGGTATCTTTGACTTCAGAGTTATTTGTGACGAAACAAATAACACTGCTGCGATCATTGACAACAATGAATTCGTTGCTGATATCTTTGTAAAACCTGCAAGATCAATTAACTTTATTGGTCTTACTTTTGTTGCCACCAGAACTGGTGTTTCGTTCGATGAAGTAGTCGGTACTGTTTAATTTAATCAAAGGAACCAAAAACCATGGCAGATCAATTCAATAGACCACCACTAAGAACAATCACTGGTTTCAAAAGCAAACTGGTTGGTGGTGGTGCAAGACCCAACCTATTTGAAGTAGAACTTGCTTTCCCAGAAAATCTTGGCATTGCCAATGATGTAAAGGAAAAATCAAGATTTTTGGTAAAGGCAGCTGCGCTGCCTGCATCAAATATTACTCCAATCGAAATTAATTTCAGAGGAAGAATTCTAAAGATTGCTGGAGACAGAACATTTGATACCTGGACAATTACAGTTATCAACGATACTGACTTTATCATTCGCTCAGCATTCGAAAAGTGGATGAATTCGATTAACAAACTATCTGATGGAACTGGACTTCAAAATCCAACAGACTATCAGGCAGATGCTTATGTTCACCAACTAGATCGTGATGGTTCTACTCTAAGAACTTATCAGTTCTATGATATTTTCCCAACCAATATCAGCCAGATCGATCTTTCATACGAAACAACTGACACACTAGAAGAATTCACTGTAGAAATGCAAGTTCACTGGTGGAAGGCTGTTAAGGGTGTTGGTAGTAATGCTGGTGGAGAAAATATTGAGTAATAAATAGAGTATAACAACCAGTAGTTCACAGATTATAATGGCAAAACTTTTTGGTTTTTCAATTGAGAATGAAAAAAAACCCGACTCTGTAGTGTCCCCCGTTCCTCAAAGTGATGAGGACGGGGTTGACCATTTTATACAGAGCGGGTTTTATGGTCAGTACGTAGATATTGAAGGTGTATATAGAAACGAATATGATCTAATTAAGCGTTATCGTGAAATGGCGCTTCATCCAGAGTGTGATGCTGCCATTGAAGATGTTGTCAATGAGGCAATCGTTAGCGATCTTTATGATTCTCCAATTGAGATTGAATTATCAAACTTAAACGCTAGCGATAAAATTAAAAGCGTTATTCGCCAAGAATTTAAGTATATCAAAGAACTCATGGACTTTGATAGAAAGTGTCATGAAATCTTTAGAAATTGGTATGTTGATGGAAGACTTTATTACATGAAAGTCATTGATGTTAAGAGTCCTGAGAGTGGTATTCAGGAAATCAGATACATCGACCCAATGAAGATGAAAGCCGTAAGGCAAATGAAGAAAGAACCAAATGATGGTAGAAATAATCCTTTGGTTAGAAAGCAAGAAAGTGAAACTAATATCTTAAATCCAGAGATTGAAGAGTATTACATTTATACTCCAAATCCAAGTTATCCAATGGGTAACTTCTCTTCAAGAAATTCTCAGGCACAAAAATCTATCAAGATCGCTAAAGATTCTATCACATATTGTACTTCTGGTCTTGTTGATAGAAATAAGGGATCTGTACTTTCCTACCTTCACAAAGCAATCAAGGCACTCAATCAACTTCGCATGATTGAGGACTCTCTAGTTATCTATAGACTTTCCAGAGCACCAGAACGCAGAATTTTCTACATTGATGTTGGCAATCTTCCCAAGGTAAAAGCAGAACAATACCTAAGAGAAGTAATGTCTCGTTATAGAAACAAACTTGTTTATGATGCCAATACTGGTGAAGTTCGTGATGACCGCAAGTTCATGAGTATGTTGGAAGACTTTTGGCTTCCTAGAAGAGAAGGTGGTCGTGGTACAGAAATAACAACTCTTCCTGGCGGTCAAAATCTTGGTGAACTTTCTGATATCGAATACTTCCAGAAAAAACTTTATAGAGCACTTGGAGTTCCAGAATCTAGAATTGCAAACGATGGTGGTTTCAATCTTGGAAGATCATCTGAAATTTTAAGAGACGAACTTAAGTTTTCCAAGTTTGTTGGAAGACTAAGAAAGCGTTTTTCAAATATGTTCAATGACATGTTGAGAACGCAATTGATACTCAAGAACGTCATTACCCCAGAAGACTGGGAAAGAATGGAAGATCATATTCAATATGACTTCATTTATGATAATCAGTTTGCAGAACTCAAAGAGTCTGAACTGATGAATGAAAGACTTGGTCTTGCAGCAACAATCGAACCTTATATTGGTAAGTACTACTCAGTTGAGTATGTTCGTAAAAAAGTTTTACGTCAAACTGATGCTGAGATTATCGATATTGATAAGCAGATTGAACAAGAAATTAAGGATGGTATTATTCCAGATCCAAACTCAGTTGATCCAATTACTGGTGAACAATTACCACAAGATGGTGCTGGTTTAGATATGGGAATGGGGGAAGTTCCAACAGAACCAGATCTTGAAGCACAGTCAACTGACGTTGATGCTCAGTTCCAAAAAGACACCAAAAAGGCTGAAATATAAATAAAGTATACTGTTATATAAAATTTTTATGGAAGATGTTATCGATTTGATTGCAACTGATTCTGCTGCTTCAGAAATTACTGATAAGTTGAAAGAACTTTTATACAGTAAAGCTGGAGAAAAGATTGAGGG